ATCGCAGCCGCCCCGGTCACCAGCGTGGCCCCCGCTGCGGACAGCGTAGCGGCCGAACTGGTGACGGCCGCGGCGCCGGATGTCAGGTCAGATCCCCCGGCGCCGGGCAGCACGCTCATCAACCCACCCGCAGCGCGCTGTGCGAGATCCTGCGCGGCCATGTCGATCAGCGACTCTGCCACTGTGCTGGCCAGCGCATGCACCGCCTCGCGCAGCGTCATCGTGCCCTCGGCCAGCCCCACCAACGCCTCGCGGAAGCCCGTGGTCAGGCCGTCTTTCAGGGTCGAATGCAGTAGCGATGTCGTGGCCTGCAGCCGGGTGGCTTGGGTGTCGAGCTGCTGCAACGCCGCTGCGGCCGATTCGCCGACGGCGCCGGGCTGCAGCGACAGCTCCTCGAGCACGGGGCGCAGCCGCTGCAGTTCGTCATAGGTCTGGCGATGAATGTCCAGCAGTCGCTCGCGGGCGGAGAGTTCGGTCAGCAAGCCCGCCTCGCGCTGCGCGCTTACCGACGACTCGTCGCGGCCCTGGGCCGCCAACACCTTGTCGATGGCCTGCTGCACCTCGGCCAGCTTCACCGTGGTGCGCTCCAGGCCCAGCAGCTTATCCAGGCTTACCAGCCCTTCAGTGTTGCCCGCTGCGGTCAGGTCGGTGCGCAGCTTGCGCCAGCGCTCTTCGGCCTGCGCGATGGCGGCGTCGGCCGCATTGCCCGACAGTTGCTGGGTGCGCGTATTGACGTCCGCCAAGCCCGCGGTGATGCGTTCGTCGCGACGCTTGGTTTCGATCAGGTCCGCCGTGGCCTTGTTGGCAGCGTCGGTCTGTTCGGCCAGGCGCCGCAGCGTGGCCACGCGCTCATCGTCCAGCTTGAGTGCGTTGCGATTCACGGCCAGCCAGGCGTCCAGGCGGGTAATCGCACGCTCTTCGGCTGCGGCCACCCCTTCTTGCACGTTTTGCAGGCGCTGCTCGGCCTCCACCCTGGCCATCGTCAAGGTCTGCAGCTGCGACTGATAGGCCGTATCGACCGGGTTGGCTTTGGGCTTTGGGGTTTTTGGCGTGTACTGCTCGCGGATGGCCGCCTCAGTCTTGGCCACTTCCGCGGGGTCGAGCAGCGCGCTTTGCGGGTTTGCCGCGCGCACCTTATCCAGATTATCCCGGTACTCGGTCAGCGCTTTGTTCAGTCGCTGTTGCTGCGTCAGCACGGCCTCTTTCTGCCGTGCAATCGCCGCCACCGCCGTCACCGCAGCCGCCTCGGCCTGCGCCCGCCGGCCTTCCTCCTCCGTACGCTTGCGCTCGGCCTCCACCGCCGCCTCGAGCACCTTCACCTCGAGGTTTGCATCCGCCTGGCTCATGAACCACCGCGGGCTGGCACCGGATGCGCGCGCGCGCGCCTGCTCGAGCTGCTCTGACAGGCTCGCCTCGCGGCCGATGCCCAGCATTGCGTCCCAGGCCTCGGCCGCGTTGCGCTTGAGCGTCGCCCACGCGCTTTCGATCGGCCCCATGTTGCTGACGATCTCGGCCGCACGGGTGCGCATCGTGTCGGCGTAGGCGTTCATCGCCAGCTCGGCCGCGGCCGTGGTATTGCCCTGCGACTCCAATGCGCGGATCTGCTCGTATACCGACGCCGTCAGATAGCGGTATTGCTCGTTGAGCTTGGCACTGGCCGCAGCCGGCTCACGCGCCAGGCGGGCAAACTCGTCGACGATCTCGCCCACAGCCCGGCCAGTGGCGTCGGACATGGCCACCGCAGCAATACCGATGTCGCGCATCGACCCCGCGGTAATCGCACCGCTGGCCGCCATGGCGTTGAGCGCCTCGGCTGCCTTTGCGCGAGTGCCGTTGATGCCGTCAATCTCGCGCGCCAGGTCGCCCATCTGGCCCGCGCTGGTGCCCGCGTAGTTGCCCGATTCCACCAGGGTGTTTGCAAAGCGCGTCCCTTCGTCGCTGCCTTGCTTGTAGGCCAGCGCCAGGGCGCCCACGGTCGCAACGCCGGCAGCGATGGCCACCGACGAAACCGTAATCATGCTGGCCACACCGCGCAGCGCCGGACCGATGCCGCCGAAGCTGTCCCGGATCTGTCCGCCTTGCTGAATCGCGACCAGCCACAGCGGCATGCCCCCGGCCAGGCTGGTGGTGATGTCGGTGATCTGCATCGGCAGCTGACGCATGGCCATGGCTGTTTGCTTGGCCGACATGCCGACTTCGCCCAAGCGAGCCGCTGCGGCCGGGGCCACGCGCCCCGCCTGGGCCGTGGCGTTTGCCAACTGCTCTTGAGTGGTCGTCGCGGTTCGTGCGGCCTCTGCCGCCTGGCGGTTGACCTGCGCCAGGTCGTTCATCTTGCCGGGCTGTACGCGCTGGGCTGCAGCCTCCAGCTTTTCGTGCGCGGCCGCTGCAGCCTGAGCCGCCTCGGCGGCAGACCGATCCGCCTGGGCCAACGCATCGACCTTGGCGGGCTGCACGCGCTGAGCAGATGTCGCCAGCGCCTCCTGTGCGCCTGCGGCAACCTGTGCCGCCTCGGCGGCAGACCGCGCAGAAGCCGCAAGGTCATCCACCCCAGCACTGCCCGACTTGCCAGACGCGGCATTGATCCGCCCCAGCGCTTGCTCGATACCCGCCAGATCCTTCTGGGCGGTACCCAGGTCGGTCAGGATCTTCAGCGCAACCGTCAAGTCACCGCGGTTCATCGGCATCCCCTTCGGCCAACAGGGCCGCCACGCGCTCGACTGCGGCGTCGCCCCCGGCAAATCCGGCGTTGACGTCGACCAGTCGTGCAGCGCTGGCGCGGGCTTCGCGTTTCATGGCGTGCCGGTAGAACAGTGTCAGCTGGCGCTGGGTGTATCGGCGGATGTCGGCGTAGAGGTGTCCGTGGGCGATAAGGGTTGCGTAGAGCTCGCCCCAGCCGACTGGGCGCTTTGCCGCGCCCGAGCCTCCGCCCGCATCACCGCTACCGCGTCGGTCGCTCGACGGATAAAAAAACGGCCGTTTACCCCCCACCAGGTCAGCAACAGCGCATCGATCTCATCGGGGTTCAGCGCGCGGAGATCGTCGGTCTCCGTGTCGCATGCAATGGCCACCAGCTGCAGCACCGCGGGCAGGTTATCCGCCAGCACATCCAGCACCACTTCGTAGCGCGGGGACACGGCCGCCGCCAGCAAGCCGGCCAGCGCATCAATCAGCGGGCGAGTGACGGCGCGCAACTGCATCCACTCCACACCACCATACTCACGCACAACGAGCTTTCGCGACGCAAAATTCAGCGTGCGCTCGGGATGCAGCGTATCGAGCTCTTCAGCCGCGCGCTGCGCGGTGGCGTTCTTCGGAGACTGGGTATTGCCGATCTTCTTTGCCATGACCACTCCTGCGGATACGGGGAAGTACGATGCCCCGAGAATGCCGCAGCACAGCAAGCGGGCATAAATGACGGAAGTCACTTATGCGCAAAGAAAATGCTCCAAGCAAACGGCCCCGATGCATTGCACATCGGGGCCGCTCAAACAAACACGCGAGGGAGGTGTCAGGCCGCCAACTCAAGGAAGCGCCCAAACTGCCCCAGCAGCCCGGTAGCGGGCTTGGACGTATCCAGCAGCACGCCCATGCTCTTCGAGATACCCGCCAGCGTGTTTGCATTCTGAATCAGCGCCAGCTCTTGCAGCATCGCAGTCTCGCACTTGTACAGCTCGACGATGATCGGTGCACCGCCTTCCGCCAAATTGATGCCCTCATAGCGCAACTGGATATACGGCGGCGTCGCATTGAGGAACGCCACCTGGCTGTGTGCCGCGTGACTGTAAGCGGCCTTCAACGGCATCGTTGGGGCGGGCGTGGTGGGCAGGCTGAGAAACTCCATACTGCCGTAGCGACCATCCAGGACATAATGCTCTGCAGCAATCGTGGCAGGCGTAGGCGTGGCACTGTCGGTGATCGCCAGTGCGCTGACACCCATGTTATCCAGCACGATCAGATCGCCGGCCACCACCGTACCGAGCACCTCGCCGGTGACCGCACCCGACGGCACCTCGGTCACGGTGCCGTGCAGATCCTGCGCGATCGACTCTTTGTCGAACTGATGCACCGTCACGTTGCCAGTCAGGCCCTTTGCGCGGTTAAAGCTGCGCACCAGTGCGTTGTTACCGCTAAACGATTCTCGATGCTCCACTTTAACTTGCGAGCCCTGCAACGTGAATGCGCTGACATCCCCCCACCAGCGCCAGCCGCCTGCTCCGGTTGCGCCCCAGGGGCGCGAAAAGAACTTGCCCTGACCAAAAAGATACTTGTCGACGTTTGCCATGATTGATGAACTCCTGATTATGGATACGGGTACGGCACAGCCTGCACCGCACTGGCGCGTGCCGTGGCCACGCCGCTGCGGGTGTTGTGGTGGGCAATCGTCGTGAACGCCACCGGGAAGTAGGCGAAGCGTGCGGGGCTGTAGAACGGGCGCGGGGGCGTTGCCGGCACCATGGCCTCGACACTGCCCACCGGCATAAAGCCGTGCAGCGCACGAAACACGTCACCCACATACGGCCCAGCCTCTTGCGTGCGGTGCGCCGATTCGCGCCCCTGCACGGCGTTGGCCACCGCCACCACCGCCAGCCAGCGGTGAGCCAGAATTGCGCGCTGGGGATCGGCATCCAGCACGCCATAGCCGTCATACACCACATAGATGGCCGGGCAGGACTGCATCTCTTCAGCCGTGTCGGCCAGCGCCGCGCGCGTGCCAATATCGCGCGCCCAGGCCCCGTCACCCGTCTGGCAGCACGCGCGCAGCTGCGCGACGATGCTGGCCTCGGCCTGGTGAAAGTTCCACTCGCCGGGCATCAACCGAACCCTCGCAGTGCATCGTCGGTAATCACCCGCGGCGCAAACTCGTACAGGGTCTCACCCCCGCCGGACTGCACATCGTCCGCCAGCGGCTCACCCGGCGACCCACCCCACGGGCAGGCCAACAGCGCGGCACCATCAGCAATCGACTCCAGCTCGCGCACCGCGGCCTTGTAGCGTCGATACACCTCGTTCTCGGGTGCCAGGTCATCGTGCAGGTAGTAGCGCGCCAGGTCGCATGTGATGCGCGCCAGCACCGGGGGCGCCACGTACTCGACCCCCCCGGCACCGTCCGGCTTGGCGCATCCAGTCAGCGGCAGTCTGTAGCGCTGCCCCACATAGCCGTCCACAAACGCGCTGGCGTCGCCAATCTTGGTCTCGACCAACTCGGCATCCACCTCGCTCGGCGGAATGTTCTCCCGGTCGGTCAGCTGAACGAGCTCGCGCTCGCCAAAGCGCGCAACCAGATCGGCGACAGTGGCGTAGATCACGGATGCACGTGCTCGAGGATTTCGACTTCAATCAGCTGCCCAGCGGCCGTTGCAGCCGCCAGCGCCCGGCCGCAGTGATCGGTCATCGAGCCCGTCACTGCTCGGCCGGTGCCGTCTGCTGCAGGCTTGACCAGGGCGTTGTCAGCGATCGGTGCACTGGCTTCAACCAGGTAGCTGTAGTCGGTCACAACAGACAACGCTTGGCCAGTCGATGCAGCCGTCTCACTGACCCCCTGAGCATCAGATGCACCGCCCACGGTGGCCGACGCATGCGCGCCGTTATAGCCGACGAATCGATGTGCCGAGATCGCGGCGGTAGCCACGACGGTTGTCGCGTGGCGCTTGTCGTATTGCAGTCGCATGGTTGGCTCCTTTACCCCCAAATCGGGACGATTCGAGGATGCAGGAGCGCGGGGAGAAGGGGTAAATGACGGCGGTCATTTATTCGCGCAGAGACGAGAGCGCGAGGGGGATT